GGCTGCTCGACGGCGTCGTCTTCACAGGTGGAGAGGCACTGCGCCAGGAGGCGGTCATCCCTGCCGCTGAGTCCACCGCAGATCTCGGCTTCGACGTGGGCGTCCACACGTCCGGCATGTTCCCGGACCGGCTGGAACGCATGATGCATGTCGTCGACTGGGTTGGCCTCGACGTTAAAGCTCGGCCTGAGGACTACAAAAAAGCCGTCGGTGTGCGAGGCGACAAGGTGTGGAAGACCCTCGATCTCGTGCTGGAGTCCGGCGTCGACTACGAGGTGCGCACAACCGTCTACCCCGAGTCGCTCATCGACTACAACTTCGAGGACCTCGTCTCCCAGCTGAAGCTGGCCGGTGTGCGCAACTTCGCCCTACAGGAGGCTCGCACAGAAGGCACCCCTGTGGCTTTTCAGTTGATGGCTGCCTCGTGGGATAGGAAGCGCTGGGAAAAGCGCAGACGGGAGCTCGTCGAATGCGTGCAAAATGCGGGCTTCGACCGCTATGTTCTCAGGCTCGCATAAGTGACAGACGACACACACAGAGGTGTTGACGGGGTTGGCTTCTTTCGCTACCATGGAGACATGGAGAAAGAAAGGAGCCAACCCCATGACACAGACGAACACTCTCAACGAGACACAACTCATTATATGCGTCCTCTTCATCGGCGCCATTGCACACCTCGTCGCCTACCAAATCTGGGCGACAAGAGGCGACCGAGGAATTGAGAACTACGATACGCGCATCAGGCCCTTCATGTGGACCGTCTGGGCATGGCCGTTCCACTATGGTGTGTTCGCCTGTCTGCTGATCGACTACCTGTGGGGCAACAAAGCGAAGGAAAGGAGATACTATGAATATCTGGGTCGTTATTATGCTTCTGGCATGGGCGGTGGCTATAGCCCTGCTGGACTGGCAGCTCCGCAGGTCAGCGAAGAGACTGAACGAGGCGATACGGGAAGCGAGGAGCATTGCTATTATCACCCGGCCTCTCGGTCATTCGTCGACGGCGGGTACTGGGGTTACGCACAGCAGTACCACGGACTCTGAGGACAAGTGATGACGACGTTACTAGCTATCGACCCCTGCGGGGTCGGTGGGACAACGGGGATTGTCCTCCTCGGCTACGAAGAAGACAAGCCGGCCAGGCTCCTCAACTCGTGGAATCCCGGAACCGATGAGACTTATGACTGGTTCTACAAGCGGATGTTCGACAGCATGGTTCAACCTAATGTTGTGGTGTGCGAGAGGTACGTCAACCGGAACATCCCCGGAGCCGACATCAATCCTGTCCGCGTCGAAGGCGCCGTGCACGTCTTCGGCCGGGCCCTCGGGAAGAAGATCCAGTGGCGCACACCCCAACAGCGGCTATTCGTCCGTGACGAGAACCTCCGCAAGCTCGGTCTCCTCTTCGAGAAAGTCGAGGACCATCACCACGATCGCCGAGAGGCCGCGCGCCACGCCGTTGCATACCTGGTAGAGCGCACACACCACAAACCCACCTATGAGAAAGGATGGCACTGATGATCAAGAAATGGAACACCGCGAGGTGGATTAGGAAATATTGCTACGACAACGAGGCACTGCACGTCGAAGACTGCTTCGAGTTGGCTGTGCGCCTAGGAAAGGCCGGCATCGGCTCCGTCTTCGAGTGGGATGCAGACGACCCGTTCTCGTCCCACCCCTGGAACGGCCAGGGTAACGGCTCGCACAGGTTCATCGACGTGCTGTTCAACATCATAGGACCGAGTTGGCTGTACACGCCGAACACAGACATCCACCGGTGGTGGAGACGCTATAAGGCAGGTGAGTAGGAAGAAGCCCCCGCATAAGCGGGGGCTTCTTCTATAGGTTGCGAGGTGCGTTAGCCGAGTGCCACCCAGCTGACGTGAACGTTCGAGTCAACACCCCACTTCCAGTTACACGCTGTGGCAACGCCGAATTGCTTCTTATCCACCGGGAATGCAATGATACTGTGCGTTATGGCATCTGTGACCTGGCACAGGAGCGAACGCGGGATGCGGTCAAGTTCCTCGGGGAAGGGCACAGTGAACGATTTTATATCGTATAGGTCCCACCTTTGGTACCCGGTCTCGAACACCCCGGCTGCCAGAACGGCCATCTGCGCACTGAAATAGGTGAACCCCGAGCCATCATGCTGAAGCTGAATACGGTCGTTCAGAATGTTGAAAACGATCGGCTCATCAGTCGTGCCCTCGATGCCTTGGCGCTTCAGCTCGTCTACCTTGTTCTGTGCGTCCCACCGCGACTTCACCGGGTAGACGACTTGCTTCCGCAGTTTTCCAACTGCGTTGGACACGGAAGAAGATATCGTGTTGAACAAACCCTGCAGGGGTTTGACTGGGTCCGTGCCCTCGATGTGCGCGATCCCGTTGCTGTCGGTTGTAGCCATTTTTCCTCTCTTTACGTGTTAGGCTGGTTGGATTCCATTACCAGTATAGTGCCGTTGAAGTAGTTGTACTCTTTCGGTTCCGGGTTGTGAGTCAACCTGTTCTCCCCAATAAGGCGGAAGACCACCTGTGTGACGCGCGGCACCGTCATGTTATAGAAGGCGTAGAGGTCGTAGTATCCAGCATTAATCTCCCCGTTGAACATTCCTGGCATTTGAGAGATGTAGTACTCTTCGTATTTCGTCTGCGTACCGCCCACAGGAGTCCAAGCGGTCTGGAGCACCAACTGCATCTTCGACCGAAAGGCATCCGACGATCCTTTATTCACGTAACGCCCACTACCGAAGAAGAAGAAATTCAAATAGCCCTTACCGTTCTCTGGGTAATTCAAGATGCTCTCAGCTATCATTACGTTATCTGTGTTAGGCCCGAGTCGTCGTAAATCCCCTGTGAGAGAACGGAATGACAGCTTGTTGTTGGTGTTGTCCAGATTTGACATCAAGCCGTTCAGGGAGTTGCGCACATTCCCGATCCCTAAGTTGTTGAGACCTGAGTTGATGGATGAGATCTCGTCCTGCACCCACGCTCCCCATGTGTCGCCGGCGCCGAGGTTCTTGTTAGGTATCATTCAGGCTTGTACTCCTTGTGCGGTTGATTGAACTGTAACACGTTGTATATCGTCTTCGGGATCTTTGCCTCATAATCGGCCAAGGTCGTGCCCGTATTGAGGGTGTTGGAGAATTCGTCGCAGGTGATACGCGACGTAGCCGTCACCGTGATCTCCTGGTTGTTCATGTCGACGTGCGTCGTCATGAATCGGTCCCCGCCGTAGTCGAAGGCCGACCCGGACGCCAGAAACAGGTCATTACCCGTGGTGGATGGTGTGCGCGACTCCAGGTTAGGCGACGTGAGTGTGATCGTCGGGATCGACCCCGACTTCTCCCACACAGCCCGGAGGCCGTTGTCGATCGCCAGCGACGGGGTGTTGATCAACGGGTTGTTGATCTGCTCCTCATCGCTGCCCAGTGTCGAGGATCCCGTGTGCGTCACGTACGTGTCCTCAGGGCCCATCACCAGCCCGGTGCCGCGAAAACGCAGCGAGTTGTAGTAGTTGGACGGACCCGAGGAGGCGGCGATGCGGAAAGGCGAGTAATCGGACGTTACCATACCGCGAACAGTCACGATGATCTGGTTATGGTTCTTTGGGTCCAGACGCACAGACAAGCTGCCACCCTGCCCTAGCCACTGGGACGCCGTAATCGGGAGCCCGTCGTTCCCGGACACACAGTACGCCGTGTACTCCAGGCCGGACGTGTCCTTCGCCGGGATGTAGTCTTTGCACTGTGTCACCCACGGCGTCATAGCCTCGATAACGTAAGCGTCGAGCGTGATCGTCTGCTCCACGGTCTTCCGAGCATCCACTTGGATGATCGTATCTTTCGACTCTTTGCTCAGCGGCAGATACTCGTTGTAGGCGTACCGCATAGGCCTGTACGTCGTCTTCACGGTCTTAGTGGACTGTGCGAGATCCACACTGTAGCTCATGCCCGTCACGTTGTTCATGCGTTCCTTCAGGAAGTTGTTGTCGCGAAGGAACAGCAGGTTCGAGTTCTGGCGGAGCATATACACGTTGTGAACCGCACACAGGGTGTTCAAATAATCCCACACGTTGAACGATCCGCCCGGGGCCATGATCACAGGATTGTACTGGTCGGACTTGATTAAGCCGTTCACGTATATCTTGTCATAGTCGCACAGCTTAAACAGCTCGACGACAACGTTTCGGAAATTATTGTACTGCGTGGGGACGACCTTTACCTGCTTGAGCTTATAACACAAGTCGTCAACGGTCACGGTGTTCGTCGAATAGTTAGAGGTGAACGTTCGCACATCCCCCCGGAATTCGTACACACTTGACACAGGGTGTTTGTTCGTCCACGTCGTTGACACGTCCGCCGGCTTGAAGAACCTGTCCGTCAACGTCATCACCGGGTAGCCCTTGGTGCCGCCCGGGACGCTGTACGACATGCGGTCCCACTGTGCGGAGAAGCTCTCCAGCGAACGGTCAGTCCTGTATTCGAAAGGCTCGGGTGCGATACTCACAGCAGCACCTTCTCAGTGAACGAAGCAGTCACAGCCACTTCGTAACCGTCGATAGCCGCACTGTATTCCTGTATCGAATATGGCTCCTTCTGCTGCAACGCGCCATAACCCATACCTGGGAGGAACGGACCGTGGTTGTCCGGAACGTCGTTGATCGTCTTAACGCGATCTGCAGGATAGGCCCTCAAACATATACTGGATATCCGGGAGCTCGCCCACATTTGAAGCTCGCCCCACGGGTTGTTGATGTTGTTCGCCGGGACCATCGTCGTCACGTAGCGGCTGTCGAACTCGCTGACTGCCTTGACAGCCGTCTCGTTGATCTGCACCGTCCCGTCCCCGCGGCACCCAGCCCACAGGTTATAGCCCTCGGGCCAGTGGATCTTCTGTCCGATCTGCCATATCCACGCGGGGTTCCACGACATCGCCGGAGCTCCGTTGTAGGTACCAGGTGTAGCGACGTGGGGGATATCATCCGTGAAAACAGTGGCGTTAGGCGTGTAGTGAGACATGAACAGCGGCAGAAGGTTCGTCTTCATCGCCAACGGGTCCACGTAGTAAAGCAGCTCGTTCGTGGACAGAAGATACAGCAGGGCAGCGTGCTCCGCCACCGTGTTGGCCGCCCACGTAAGCGTGAACTCCCTGTGCGTCAGGGCTGACCGTTTGGCGAAACCGTCACCCCGCAGCGTCGTGGCATTATAGTTGAAACCCACGCTGTTGCTCTGGAAGTTCGCTACGGGAGCGTCAATCCAGCGCATGTCGTTCAACGTGCCAAACCACACTTTGGGTCTTTTAGGCATTCCTATGCTCCTCTCCTCGATGCCATGGCGTTAGAGCCGTTGACCATCCCCACTATAGCATTGCCGTCTATCACCGTCGGCTTGTTGACTGCGCTCACCAGAATGTGCCTGTCCGTGCCGGACAGCTCGACGAGGATCGGGCCCCCGCCGAACCCGCTGCCCCCGGCACCGGACGATGCAGCCGAAGCCCCGGACGCAGCAGCCCGTCCCGAGTTGACGGCCTCCAGGAACCCGTATCCGACGGTCTGTGCGGCCTGACGGTTGATGACGAACTCGCCGGGCGTCAACATAGCCGGCACCGTATCCGTGGACTGCTTGCCGCCGCTGTAAGAGGAACCGCCGACCTTGCCGCCCGTCGAGAAGCCCCACGCCTGATTGAAACCGAACATGAACTGCCCGACCGACAGGCTTCGCAGATCCCGCACACGATTACACAGGTTGATGGCGTCCGTAGCAGCCTGGTTCATCGAGAACCCCGCCTGCTGTGCGCTGCTGATGATGCCGCTGAAAGCGCCGTAGCCGGCCTCCCGAATACCGTTGATCGCATAGGACATCCAACCGGCCTTGTTGCCTGCTACGTCCATCGAATAGGCGGAGCCGTGGGCCTGGTTGCCCATGTTGCCCAGCCCGTGTGCGGCAGTGTTGGCTGACCCGGCGGCCTTCCACATCTCCGCGCCGATGTTGCCCGTGATCTGCCCGAGCTGCTGGAATGTCACAGCTGCTTGCTCGGCGGCCCCTCCGACACCGCCTCCGCCGAGGGCTCCTCCAAGGCCGGCTGCATCTCCACCCGTGTTGTTCAGCGAGTTGCCGAGCTTGTCTGCGGCATCGCGGTTGTCATCCATCGAGTTCTGCGACTTGCGGTTCTTCGCCTCCAAGTCGGACAGGGCGCGCAGCGCCGGGTCCGCATTCACGCCAACCGTGAAGTTCCTGGGAACCCCGTTGATGACCTTCGACAGGTCTGTGAACGTAGCGGCGTACCGTTCGGTCTCCGCACGGGAGTAACCCATCGACGTCATGTTGTTGATGAATTCCGCACGCAAAGCAGAAGCGTAAGCAAGCACCTGCTGCTGGCTGGCCCCTGTGTTAGCGTAGGCTAGGATTTGCTTCTGGTAGGCTTCAACGAGCGACAACACGTTGCCGCGCTGCTCCCTCGCCGCGTCCGAGAAGCCCACAAGGTCACGCCGGGCTTTCGCCTGCGCGTCGGAGAGCTTCTGCATCGCCTCGTATAACTTCTGGTAGTTTCCGGCCTGGTCGCCCTCGGCGTTCTTACGGTCTGTGCGGTTCTTCTGCTGGGCGGCGGCGTTCTTCTGTAGCTCGGCGCGGATGTCGTCGGCCCGCAGCGTGTCACCGTAATCGACGGCTACCTTTAACTGGAACGTCAGCTTGTTCCGGTCCGACTGGAGCTTCGACAGTTCGGCGTCCAGCTCGGCGATCTTGTTCCGAGTGTCCTCGATCGATTTGTTGGCGTCGCCGATCTCCTTGTTCGCCGATTGAGCGTCCTTCGCCGCGGATTCGAAATACGACTTGATCGTCTTGAACGATTTCGCCGTCTCGTCCAAGGACTTCGGGAACTCCCAGCGGAAGTGGAACGCAGCGTTCGCCACAGACGACAGCTCGCTGATGTAGTCGGTGAAGGTCTTGATCTCCTTCGCCGCCTCTTTGATCTTCTTGCCCGCCTTCTTCGCACGATCCCCGAGCTTCCTCGTCCTATGCCTTGCCTTCTTCGCGTGCTTGGCGGCGTTCCTGGCGCCCCTCGCGAACCCCTGGTCAAGTGCTTTACCGAGATCCTTGATCGATGGCAGTGCAGCCGTAGACGACTTGCCGAGGCCCTGAAGCGATGCAGACGCCTCTTTCGAGAAGTCCTTACCCGTGGCGATACTCGCAGCGATCATGCCGATCGCCTGGCCTGCCTTCTGTGCGAGTGCAGCAGCCTTCGTTATCTGGTTAGCCGACTGCGTGGCTTTATTAGCCACCGCGTGAAGCCGCTGCTCGACCCTTTCCAACACCTGCACGGAGCCGACGCCGTGGCTGCGCAGCAGTTGCATGATCTGCTGGATATACGCGTTCATCACGCCGGCGTCGCCGCCGGACGCCTCAGCCGCTTGGCGCACAACAGCATAGAGAGCCTTCAGGTTAGCCCGACCGGCCTCCGAGAACTCATCGAAGTTCATGCCGTTCTTGTACAGGCTTTCGCCCAGGTTGGCGACGGCATCCTCCAGGTTGACGAATGCCTCGTCCCCAGACAGGGCGGAGTCGACGACTTTCTTGAGCTCCTTGGCCGCCTTATCGGCTTTCTCGCCCATCTCATCCATCTCGTCTCCGGCGTCTGCCGCGTCGCCCTTCAGACCCTTCAAGGTCTGCGATGCCAGGTCGGACTCGTTGCGCACACCATCAAAGGCTTTGTGTGCGTTGTCGTCGATCTTCTGAAGCGTCTCGATGATCGCCTTGCCGTCGATGAAGTTGATCTTTCCGGACGCTATCATCTCCTGGATCTTAGCTTTGAACGAGTCAATGTACTGGCTGGACCTCTGGGTGCTGCGCTCGATGTCGTCGGCCAGGAATCCGAACCCCTTGTTCCGGAACTCTTCCGCCATCTTCTTCTGCGAGTCGGTCATCTCCGAGTTGCCCTGCGTGACGAGCTTCGAATACTCTTGCACAGAGAAGCCCAGCTGTCGGAGCGTACCCAGCTGGTCGTCGGCGAACTGTTTGAAGCCCGTGTTGCCGGCGATCTGCTCGGCCATCTTCTTCAGCGAGTTCTCGCCGATCGCATACGTCTGCTTGTCTATCTCCTCCGTGGACTGCCCGGTCTTCTGTGCGAGAAGCTCCTGCGCCTGAGCCATAGCCTTCGTCTGGGCGTTCGCATCCGAGGTGGAGAACAGCTGAGAAGACACAGACTCTCCGGCCTTATTGGTTGCCTTCGCAAACACGTAGGCGGCGCTACCGCCCTCCTGGAAAGCCTTCGTGTCCTGCATCACAGACTGCGCCAGGTCAGCTTGTGCCTGCTCCAGGGCTTTCGCCTCCGCTCGGGCCTGCTCAGAGCGGCGAGTCCAGCCCTCGGTGAGTTTAGACAAACCCGTGAAGAACAGGGAGATGCCTGCTCCCGCGGCGAGACCCTTGAAGGCGCTCATAAGCCCTGATGTGGCCTTGGCAGCATTCCCGATCGAACCCGCCGCATCAGCCGCGCCACCCGACGCAGCCCCAGCAGCAGACCGAGACGCCGCCGCCTGGCCGGCGGCCCGCTGAGATGCGGCGGCCGACTGGGCGGCTCCGGCGTTCTTGTAGAGGGCTCCCGTCTGTTCGTTGACAGAAACCGTGGACAACTTGTAGAGCTTTACCGTCTCAGCGAGAGCGGACAGGAGGGAGCGGATCGACGTGATCGGATGCTGCATCGCGATGCCCATCGACCGCTGCGCCGTCGTCAACGCGTAGGCTCCGCCGAGCACAAGGGCCTGCTTCGCGTAGTAGCCGGCCAAAATACCACCGGCTGTCAGGAAGGCGCCGGCCAGTTTGGCGATCCACTGTGCGGCGGGGTTCTGTACGAGGTTCGCGAGGACTTGAACGAGACCCGTGAGGGAACCGAGCATGTCGCCGATGCCGGAGTTCGTAGAGCGGCCGATTTCGGCCTTCAGATTCGACCAGGCATTCTTCAACATCTCCAGTTTGCCGGCAGTGGTGGAGGCTATCTGGTTATACTGGTCGTTGAGCGTCTTCGAGTCGTTGTAGCCCGACTCGGCGTCGCGCATCGTCTGTTCAAGTGTCTTGTGCGCTTCGGCCAGACGGAGGATCGTCGGGACGTCACGGGACGCTTTAATACCCAGGTCTTTGAGCACACCGATAGCGCCCTGCCCCTGGTTCTTCAGCCCGGCGATGAACTTGACGAATATGTCAGAGAACTTCGACGTGCCCCACGCCGACTGGACTTCCTGCGCGGAAACCCCGGCCACCTTCGCGAACAGGTTGAGTTCGTCACCGCCGCCCCTGATAGCCTTCTGCATCTGGGTGAACATACGCGTGACGACACCACGCGAAAGCTCGGGGGCCACGCCGATCGACGCCAACGCACCGGACAGGCCGACCACCTGATATTCGGTGAGGCCTGCGAACTTGCCCATAGCGGAGATCTGCGTCGATGTGTTGGCGATCTGCGACTCAGTGGCAGCAGAGTTAACGCCGACCTTCAGGATCGAAGAGGCGATGTTGTCGAAGTTCTGGCCGGTCGTGCCCATGATCGTCTGGAAACGCGCGATCGTCTCACCCGACTTGTCAAGCGAAAGGTCGGTGGTAGCCGAGAGCTTAGCGACCGTCTCGGTGAAGTCCGTGATGGACTCCTTAGCGACACCCAACTGGCCGCCGAGTGCTGCGATGTTCGACAGGTCCTTGAAGTTCGTGGTCGTCACCGAGGCGGCCATCTGCTCCAGTTTGCCGCGTAGCTCGTCAGCCGACTTGCCTGCGATGTCGTTGGTCCGCTTCACCTGTGCGAAAGCCGACTCGTATTCCATCGACTCTTTGACGACCGTAGAGAAGGCGCCGAAGGCTGTCTTCGAGATGTTCTGCATGACGGCGGCCACGTCGTAGAGGGCGTAGCGCATATTGGATATGCGCGACTTCGCTTCTTCCGCGGCTTTACCGGCTCGGTCGAAGCCTTCCCCGGCTTCCCTGCCGCCGCGCCCGGCGCCGTCCAAGCCTTTGCCGATGTCGGCGCCGACGACCTTGCCTTTGATGTTGTCGAGGGCTTGTGCGATAGTGTTGATGGATTCCGCAGCCTCGTGGAGTTCAGACGTGCCCTGCACGTTGAACTCGATAGTCTGCTTAATATCAGGCATCACTCACTCCTGTTGTAGTAGTCCATCCTCGTGGGCAGGTCTCGCTCCGCATAGTCTGGCATGTACGGTGTCATCACAGTGTCCTTGCCCCATTTCTGCTTCTCCTCATAGGGAGGCGGATCAGTGGCTCGGTGTGTGCTGGTCCAATCATGCATCATCCTTGCTTTAGTAGCATAGCACGTTCTGTCTTCCGCACGCCATGCTATATCAGGATCCGTCGAATGACACAACCAGATAGGGTTACCACACCTTTGGCACGTCTCGTCCTTAACCGTCTTATAGGCCAACACGAGCTTATAGTCCAACTCTGTCCAATGCCCGAAAGGGTCAGGCTGGTTATAGATGACGGCGGTGGGCCTCATGTGCAGGTCCACCGCCGTCCTAACCATCGATAGAGCGCCGCTCCCCCCTTTTTCTTGGAGGGCGTCTATCAGAAATCCACCGTCACCGCGTTGTCATAGTCAGCAGAAGCACCGAGGAGGTTCATCGCACACACAAGCAGACCAAGATACTGTTCACCAGGCAGAGCATTCAGGATCTTCCGGATCTCCTCGGAGTTGAACTTCCGTTCATCCACGTTCCCTTCAGCGTCCTCGATCTTGTACAGTGTCTTCGACAGAAGCGCCAGGTAGGCTTCCGACACGCGCTTCGCCTTGTTCTTCGTCTTATCCGCGCTCTCGATGCCGAGCATCAGCTCTTCGCGCACATCGGCAGTCACCGACTGGAGGTGGAACGTCAGCTTAGAAGCGTCCCGCCTCTTCACCGCCTCCTTGATTACATCGGCGTCGGCCTGTTCTTTGATCAGCCGCTCCACATCCTGCACTGCCTCGGCGTCCAGGTACACGACCTTCTTCGCCTTCGGCGCGTTCGAACGGGACAGGACCTCAAAAATGTCCATGATTTAAATTCCTCTCTACTAGGCGTTAGGGTAACGTCATAAACAAGAATAGCACAGGGCGGAGAGGAGACGCCCTGTGCTATTCGGTCTGGTGTGCGCGTTACGCCACCGTCACCTTGACAGTCACATTCTCACACGCAGGATGGCTGACGATGACGTCAGCGCTGCCGGTCTTCAGCCCGGTCACCACGCCGAGCGGGCTCACCGTGACCGTTGACGTGTCCTTCGACAGGTAAGAGCACACGGAACGCGCCTGGTGGCCGTGGATCTTCGGCAGGATCGGCCGGTGTTCGTTGAGAGACACCGTAAGCGCCTCTGTGTCGGTGATCGCCGTCGTTCTGTCCTTGAAGATCCCGTTGACAGCCAGCTGGCCCTGCTGCAGGAACGAAACCGTGTAACGGGTCGGGTTGTCGCCCTCCAGCGTGTTCTTGTACGTGGACTCGATCATAAGGAACGCGCAGTACCACTGACCCGCAGCGATAGGGTCACGGCCCTTCAGAACACCGCGCACAACCAAAACCAGGTCGACGCGGGTCTTCTTGAACATGTTCCACGCCTTCGCGTAGATCGAGTTCACATCGTTCGGGTTCGTCGGGTAGTACATGGTGAGGGAGCCCTCGTACTGTGCGGCGCCGCGAGAAGAAGAACCTGCAGCGTCGAGCAGCGACAGAGACGACTGCTCCTTCGACGCCTTCGCAGCCGGGATCGTCGTGTCATCCCAGTTAATCGCATCACCGATAGCCACCGCGGAGTTCATCTCTTCCACGGTGATGCAGTTGATGTCCTTCACGGCCGCCTTGGGCAGCACCCAGACGTTAACGTGTTCGTTGGAGAGTACTTTCTTATCCATTATGCGGCCACCTTCTCGTTGAGGACGAACGCGCCGTTCTGCAGGAAGTTCGGCTCGTACTTAATGAAGCCATTCGACTCATACCCGTCGACCGGGTAGTCAGTCTGGAAGCGGTAGATGCTGAACACATCCCCGACATCGAACGGTTTGTTCGGGCGCTTGCCGATACGCTCCACGATGAACAGCGTGATGTCGGGCTTCATCGTGATGTCGCGGATCATGTTGAACACGCCCTGGTCGTCCACGCTCTCGTCCCGGAGAGCCGTGAACTTGCCCTCGTACTTCGCAAGGGTCGGGTTCTCCACTTCGGAGATATCGCAGATCGTCCGAGTCGTGTCAGTGTCCGGGTCAGTCTCGCCGAGCGAGTATCCATCCAGGATCGCACACGACACATTGAACACCAGGTTTCGCGGGTTGTCGGTCGCACTGAACTGTGCGTTGAGTTCCGCCGCCGTAGGATGCTGCCAGTCAGCGAACGCTTCAGGAGCGGCGAAGAGAATAGTCACGTTGCCGCGAAGCATGCGAACTTCGTTAGCCACTGTGCTTCCCCCTTTTCTCGTTGTCGTTGTCAATGAAACAGTCGCTACAAGGCTCTTCCTCGGTTATCGGAACCAGCGTGCCGAAGAACTGAGCGAAGTCATCCGGGTACGTACCGATGTCCCCGGTGTTCATGTCTTTGTAGAGGCCCATATACACCATCCTATCAAATGCGGTTTTTGAGGTTCGTGATGAAGGAGCAGTACAGCTCGTAGCCGCACTGCACCACTTTGTGGTTCGTCCCGGCGTAGTTCAAGCCCTGACCGCCGTGCACGGTGATACCCCCGCTGTTGTCAGGCTCGAAACCGACCAGACCCCATAGAATCCTCTCCCCTATTTCCCGTGCATGCTGTGCGGTGAGGGCTCGCACATGGCACAGGAAGAACACCCTGTAGCCGTCGTTCAGTTGGGAGACGATGCTCGTCGCCTGACTGATGTGCGACGGTGTGCCGAACACGACTGCAATATACGGCATCTTCTGGCCCTCATCGAAATCAGGCAAAGCAACTTCTTCGCACACGCGATTGGCCGGCACCTCGGAGAGCTTGCGGACCTTAGCCATGACGTCATCGATGTACTTGGCCATGCGTCACCCGCCCCATTTCCAGATGCGGCGGGTCTCCGTATAAACCTCTTTACTGGTCTTCTCGGCGAGCTTCACCTGCTTCTCCACTTTCTCCAAGGCTTTCATGCCCCACACTCTATCATCGCCGTACTCCTGTCCGAGGATATAGTCGTGGTCCCAGCCGCCGTCGAACTTATTGGACCCTTCGATCCACCCGTACTCGACGGTGACGTTGTCCGGGATGATGACGCTCACGCTGTCATGCATGTGCCCCGTCCAGATACGGCCTATCTTCCCGGGCACAAGAGCAGATGGGGTCTTCTCAATCGTGTCTTGCAGTGCCGGCGGGATCTCCTCCGACAACTTGTCGATGACGTTCGCGAACAGGTCGTATTCCCTGAAGTCCTGGACGCGCTTAGCGTATTTCGTGAACTTATTGGCTCCGATCTTCGTGCGGATCTTCATGTCGGTTACGCCTCCGCTTTGTTCATCGGAGTGTTGCAGATGATCGTCCGCTCGAACGACTGTGAAGCATCCACCAATGAAGCCACCGTCATCAGGTAGCCTACCATGTGCGGTGTATCTTGGGTCTTTACGACTTTGATACGTGCAGCCATCGGAATGTTCAGCGACATCGTCGATCGTGGCAGCTGAACTCGCACACGGTTAGTCGTCTGGGGGGCGATCTGGTCGTTCGCTACCTCAGGTTGGCGTATCGGCTGTATACGCGCTTTCCCAGAATATACGACTGAGCCATAATCATAGCTGTCAGTCTTAGCGTCATATTTGATGTTCTTGCCATCATAGATAGTCACCTCGTCGACCATATAGCGTTCGACGCGTTTAGCCGCCATCGCCAGACGGCCCTCAGCTATACCGGCCAAGGAACTCCCTCGCTCTCTCGAACACGTCGTCGCCCCTCATCGGGACGAGCACAAGGCCCTCGCCGTTCTCCAAGGCGTCCCCCTGTGCGTCGTACTTATCAGCCAGGGCGAGGAGGGCGTCGATGTTCTTGTCTCCGCCGGACAGTGTGAAGTCATCGGCCTTGACATTCTCAACCCCACCCTCCGATACGAGCTTCGCAGCATAAGCGCGCAAAGCAGCCGCAGCGGCCTTGAACACGTTCGTGTACAACCCGCACAACCGTTCGAGCAGTTTGGGGTCGAGGTCGATGCCGGGCAGGAAGAGCTTCAACTCGTCCACAGTTATCTTCGCCACGTCGGCTCCTTTCCACTGCAGGAAACCCCGCCCCTTGTGAGGGCGGGGTTTCCATCCTTGTCGGGTATCGTTATCAGGCGCCCGCACCGCTGGAGGCCAGAGTGCCCTCCGGAGCGATGAAAGCAGACTTGACGAGGTGACGGATCTTCGTCCTGTACGCATCATTATCGAACGAGCCGTCCAGCTCGGAACTGTTCGTGGTCTTCTCGACGAAGATCTTCGGAGCGGTCTCGCCCTCAAGGAACACGTTCACGATGTTCTTGCGGGGCATCGAGTTCTTCGGGGGCAGAAGGAACCAGCACTTGTCGGCGTAGTCTCCGGCGATAAGCGCAAGCTCGGGCACCTCGAAGACATTCGCGACCTTCCCAGACACCGTGTTCCCCATCACCTGGGTCTCAGTGCCGTTCTGGCGGCGAATCTCGACGACCTTCATGATCTGCTCGGCGCGGCTCGCCAGGGCCGGAGGGACGATCAGGTTGAACTTCGTCGGCATGATGATCCGGCGGCCGTTGTACTTGGTGGTGGCCAGCTGTGCGAAAGCCTTCTCAAGCGCCTCGATGCTCAGCTCGGGGTTTCCCGCCAGGACGTTCTTGTTAGCGGCCTTGAAGTTCGTCGTGTTCAGGCCAGTAGGCTGAACCAGCTGCAGGGCAGCCTCAATCGACTCCTGGTTGGCAGCGCGCCGGCCAAGTTCCTTCGTGATCCGAGGAATCAAGCCCCAGTCGGCGCCGTAACGCTTCAGGGTCTCCCACGAAAGCGGGATCTGGACGCCGGCCTTCGCCAGCTTCAGCTTGAACTGCTCTGCCTTCAGACCGAGGATCGGGTATTCGCCGAGCTCTCCGACAGCGGGCAGCCCCTGTGCGACATAACCCTTACCGTCCTTGCGCACAGGGATATTGTCGTCCGTGAAATCGAAGCTGAAGTAGGGAACAGTCTCGAAGTCGGGTGTTTCAAGGGTGTCCGCCCATTCGCGCCAGTTCGACGGAACCTGCTGGTATTCGCCCTGCATGATCTTGTTCATGGTCGGGCCGAGATTGACCGGAAGGTCCGAGGTCGAGATGGCCTCGCTCAGGTCCTTACGGGCCGAGTTGCGCACACGAATATCATCGGCGTGAAGCGCCTTGTGCAGAAGGATACCCGCCTTGTAGGCTTCCCTCGCGTTGATTGCCATGTAGATATCCTCCTTAGAGCCAAGCCTGGGTCAGCTTGACAGCGTACTTGGTCGAGGCACTCGACAGCGGGTTGAGCACGAAGCCCACCACGATCTTGCCCTTGGGGTCGGCAGCGATCTCAGGCTTAGCAGCCTTTCCGGTTTCGGTGGCGCCGTCGATCGTGACGATGTCCCCGGCCTTGACGGATCCGTCCAGTCCGAGGTGTGCGATACCCTCGAAGGCGAGCGTCGAATAGAAGTTGTTGTCTTCTTTGGGCGTAGCAGAGGTGAGGGCCACGGCCCCGACCTTGCCGACGGCGACGACATCGCCCGACTTGACGGCCGCGTCGACCTGGACCTCGTAGGTGTCCCCGCCCTTGACGTGATTCTGTGCCATGTGCGTATCCTCCTTACCAGGTCAGCTTGGCGAATTCGGCTTCGAAATCGTCGGCGCCCTTACCGGAAGGCACATGCTCAGGGGCGAAGCCGCCCGACAGGCTCTCGCGGATAGACTCGACGAGTTTGGTCTCACGGTCCAGGATCGCCTTCGCGTCATAACCGCGGGCGATAGCCTCGGCAACCCGCACACGGGAAACCTCGGGGAGATCGGAGTCGGTGAGAGCAAGGATGGCCTCCTTAGCCTTCTTGGCCTTATCCTCCTCTTCCTCCTTGGCCTTCTTGGCGTCCTCTTCGTCCTCTTCGTCCTTCTTCTTGGCCTTATCGGCGAGAGCTTCGACGAGAGCAGAGAGCTTGGTGTCCAGGGCCTCAAGGGCTTCCTTGAACTCTTTGTCCATTCTCTTCCTTTCGGAATTGTGTTTGTTGCTGCTACCCATAATAGCATTTCCTTTTTTGAACGACTCCAGTGCCTCGACGAGGCGTCCGCCAGCGCCTGGAACTGTGACGAAATCAACGGAATTGACGGGGGACGGTATAAACGACTCTATCACAGGCGGAACGTCTTCAGCCATGACCACGTCGTCGGTCTGCGCCAATTGGGCACCACAGTGAATGGACACACCGATGATATCCGAAACCTGTTCAATAAACGGCGCCCATTGCTCCAACACTTCGATCGTGGCATACATCCCGGGTTCGGGGCTGTCACTCCAGTAGGGTGTTTCAGCGATCACGGCGGCAAGTTTCGTCAGAGTCCCTTCGGGACGGTCCAATTGTTCTGACTCAGACGCATGATCGATATACATATGCGTTCCAATCGGGAAGGCCTCAGCGAAGCTGCCCTGCAGCGCCTCTTTGGTGTATATACCCGTCGACCCCGCCCCTTCAGCGATAAGGCGCACAAGCCACTTACGGGTGCCTTTGATGGGCTTGAGAACACTAGTAGTCGTGCTCTCTTGGATTTCACTTTTCATCTTCAGTGTCTCCTTGGTTGAATCCGCCCGGAACGGCGCCCTGGTTGCCCTGGCGTGCCACAGGGTCACGCACAGCATCGCCGTCGTCCCCACCTGACACATTACCATTCTTCAAAAAAGCGTTCGGCTCAGGCAGCTCGTCGCCGTGGATATCCGGCACAGCCAGCAGGTTGAGCACAGCCTGACGGTACTCGTCCTGATGGATAGCCCCAGTCGACATAGACGTAGCGAGCGACTGCAAAGCCCGGTAAGTCGGGTCCTGCTCAATCGACGGGAACTTGATATCCACATCCTTCACCGACGGGTCCACGTCCATCATCACCTGCTTGAAGAAATCACGCCACTTACGCTGCTCCAGCTTGAAGCCGTTGATCGTCGGCCGATCCAGCGTCGTCGCAGCACCATATGAACCGCCAGTAGCACCAGGCGACGACAGCAGCGCGATGACCGGGATCCCGAACGAGGCAGCCACCAGAGCAGCCAGCGGTTGACCGTTCCCGTAGTTGACCTGTGCGCTCGGGACACCCACACCAGCCAGAGACTGATTGGGCCCCAAGCTCGCCGTGGCACCTACCACGTCTCCGCGGTTCGAGATCTCCACAGCCGACTGCCTCTTGCCCTGATTGTTACTGTTGACAATCGCCCACGCGATCTTCGACAAAGCCTTCGAAAGCCGCGCCGAATCCCGAAGGTAACCCGAGTAGGCGACGCTCCACAACGCAGCAGCCAACGAGTCAGGCGCCCCAAACGCGTGTCCCGCATGCCTGCCCGACGACAGAATGTACACGACGTAGTTGCCGTTCACTTCGTAGGCTGTGTTCGGCGGCTTCCTCAATCGCTGCACACTCCGCCTGTACTCGGCCGTAGGGAACCACTGGCTGATCGTGCTCTGCCCATCCGGGGTCCATGTGCGACGCACATACTTCACAATCGACGAGTCGAACGAATCCCGAACGATCTCCTCGATCTCCTCCACCGGCACCAGCGTCAGCTTGTCGGTGTGCACTTCGCGGAACAGGAACACGTTCCCAGCACAGAACCTCTCCAAGTTGAGGCTCTCCATAGCCGATGCTGAGAACAGCGTCCTCTGCGCCGACTCCGACTTGATGAACTTATCCAACTTCGACGACGTGTCGCTGAACACCAGGTCGTCGCCGAAAATGTAGCTCGTCCTCAGCTGTGCGCCCCGCTTATGCAGCGGGTGGTCGCGTGCCATGTCCCGAAGGCCGCGCACAACCTCATGGATGAAAGCCAGCGTCAGGCCCTTGTCGTCGGCGTAGCTGACCCAGTTGGCACCCTCGTCGAGGAGGTAGGACCTCTGCGCCTCGTTGATGAACGCAATACCCTCGTCGCTAAACGAGTATGCGGTTGAATCCAAAAGTCTCCCCCATTTCCATTAGGTAGCTGTCTTCGTCGTCATCCATCATGTCCCCCGCGTCGGAGAACACAGTATCCTGCTGGACGGCGTCACGTATGTTCTGGTCTGTTATCGCAGCATACACTGCCGCGTCGGCTAAGTCGGGAGACTTGCCGACGTCCTTCTTCAACTTGTCTTTCGAGTCCAGGACAAGCCCGCCGGACATCGTATTGTATGAGTAGCCGACGGACAGCAGCTCGTCGTGCAGGTCGATATCCAACGGGTCCAGATCCAGCTCTCCTGTGCGGCACCTGTACCTGAAGGAGTCCCACATGTAGGAGCGGTAGTTGTGCCAACGGCCTCTGTCGGGGCTCGACATAGACCCGCGCACAGCCAGAATGTCGTAGGTGCGGTTAGCGTATGAGTTGAGGATGTCGAACATGCCACCCCCGATACCGTCGCAGTCGATCGCCACGGCGTGTGCGCCCTCACGAAGAGCCAGGTCGTGCACCCGCTGTGCGCTGTGCACCAGGTCCGTCTTCGCCCACGAATCCACGAAGCGCACAACCCCGTTCACGCACAGGTATACGACGGAGCGGTCCGCGCCGAACCGCGCCACGTCCACACCCAACACAGGCCGGCCGATCCGCTCCCTTTCCGTCAAACACGCCTTCTCCACGTCGCCCGGCAAAATCAGTGAATCCTCGATGTCGAACGCGAACTCGCCTAGGACGCGCGCCTTGAACCTGGCGCTGTCCTCCCCATATTCCAGTTTCTTCTGCTCCACGTAGGACGGTCCGGTGAGCTTCTGCAGCACCTTCTGCGGCATAGGCTCGCCTGTGAAGTTCGGACTCTCCAGGACCGAGATGGACATGCGCTTCCAGTTCTCCATCTCCTCTTTGAAGATCTTCCCCAGGTAGCTCATCGGGTCCGTCGGATTTGCAATCAGCACACGCCGCGATGCCTCGTTCGTCGTAATGTTCGCCAGGGCGTCGATCAGCTCGCCGGACAGCCCACACGCCTCGTCTCCGATCGCCAACACGTCGCCGTGGATGCCCTGGAACGAGTTGCCGCCCAGGTTGTCCGGCGGCTTCCTTCCGCGCCCCAGAGGTAGCTTCGTCACGTCGTCCTTCCACTGGACGTCCATCGTGATCCGCCCCGGCAACTTATGGTCGACCAGCCCCTCGTCGAAGCGTCTCTCCACGATGTCCTTCAGCTGCATCACTTCGCGCCACAGCACGTCCTGCACCTGCGCCATCGACGGCGCCGTCGAAATCACATAGCAGTGGGGGTAGCGGGTATCGACCCACCAGCAGATCAGCACAGCCATAAGTCGGGATTTCCCCACCCCGTGGCCTGCCTTCACGGCCGTTGAATTATTCTCCACTACGGCCCGGGCGATCTCCCGCTGCTTACTCCACAACGTCCCCTCGTCCGTGCCCAGCATGTACTGGGCCCAGCCCACCGGGTCGGACTTGAAGCTGTCCTGCCTCCTGTGCGCCTTGACGGTGGCGATAGCGCTGTCGATCGCGCTAGCTTTGATCAGCATGGGCCTCCTTCAGCGCCTGATAGAACACTTCGTCCATCGCCTCCGGGTCAAGCAGCTGCCCGTTCGAATACGCGCTTGCTATATATGTGCGCACACGCTCCCAGGCGTCCTCCACCAGGTCGAGGATCAGCCGGGTCTGCTGCTTCGTCACCCTGGCCTCTTCCTCGTCGTTGTACTCCTTCACCTTGTCCAAGCGGTCGCCGAGCTGCTTCAAGACGCTGTTGACCGCCTCGATGTGCCGGGCGGCTATCTCGTCCGACTCGAAGCACTTCTCCAGGAAGTTAAAAGCGCGCGTCTTCAAGTCGTACATGTCGGCGATCAGCATCTGTTGGCGTTCGAGGTTCGTCCACACGTCGTTGCGCTTCAGCAAGGAGCGCACACGGGCAAGGCACGTCTCGGCAGGCAGGCCGAGCTCCTCGGACATCTCAGAGGGGCTGGCCCCCGCCTGTGCGAGGGTGAGCAGCCGCCTGTCGTCCATCGCAAGCTCGCCGGTCGACTTCTGGATAGCGAAGCGATCCCTGTCGTTCTTAACCAGCTCTTTGGACGCCGTCTTGCCCCGTGCGGGGGCTTGGTCCTTTTTCTTTTTCGTCGTTTTCTTGGGCGCGGTCATCGCAGCCCCCTGTACCGGATCACCACCGGCGCCTCAAGCGGGTCGCACACCTTCACAGTAGGCCGCTCGGCCGTGGTGTGTATGGTTACGCAGAACGTGCCGCCCTCCGTGTTCAGCGACGCGACCTTCGTCTCTGCTGCATTGGCGAACACCGTCAGATACACAGCCTTTACGCTCTTGGCCAGCGCAACGTCCAGGTCGAGGCTGGGCAACGTGCCGCTAAGCGTCGCAATCGACCCGTTAGCAGTGGCTAAGCGGCTCGTTTGAACGTCGATTCTCATGAAACTCCCTCTCTAGTCAGGCTTAAGAGGAATACTACCACGCGCACAGCAGACCCCGCCGGGGCATAGCGCTCACCCGGCGGGGTCCTGAGAGAAAGGAGCTTACCTGAACACCTTAACATACTTCTGCAGCCGGCGTCTAGGGCCGGCCATGTGGTCGTACAGCAGCACCCAGCGGTCGTCCAGCGTGGGGGCCCATGTGATGCTGTCCTGTGCGGTGATCGGCTGGATCTCGTCGTCCACCGCCAGAACGGACACGTAAGCGTCCAGCCTGAACGGCAGCCTGTCCAGGTCGTGGGCTGTAATGAACGCCTGGAACGTCTCGTGCCCGCCGATAACCCACGCTTCGTCCCGACCCCCTGCGAGGGTCTGCTCTATAGCCGCGTACGGGCTCGCCACGGCCTTAATCGATTTGGTCGACTTCATCGTCCGACTCAGCACGATGTTCGTCCTGTTAGGCAGTTTCTTGCTGCGTTGCGGCAGGGATTGTCGGGTCTTCCGGCCCATCACCACGGTCTTACCGGTCGTCATGTCCTTGAAGTGTTGTAGGTCTCCTCGGTCGTGCCACGGCAGCTTCCCGTTGACCCCTATGATCCCAGACGTCGACTGCGCCCAAATGAAATGCACGTGAAACATCGTGTCTCTCCTCTCGTGTGCGGTGTATTGGCTGATACGAGGACTCTAGCAGGGCGAGCTGGTGTGCGCAAACTTGACTTCCGCCCGTATGCGAGTTACAGTCGAACCATCGAACTGTCGGACTAGAGAAAGGACTTCTCATGCTTCTTTATTTCATCGCCGTCCCCGTCGCATTCCTCGTCGCACAGGGGTTCTGGACCCTCATCGCCTACATCATCACGTGGTGCGGCTTCCCCAGAGCCGGAGCCGTCGTCTTCTGGGTCTCCCTCGCCTTCACATCCCTCGGCGCGATCTCGGCCCTCGCCGCCTTCGCTTGGACCCAGCACCAGCTTAACCTCATCGCGGCTTGACGGGGCTTGTTCAGCGTGTACACTGGTTGCTAACAGTAACTCAACAGAGAGGAGAAAACATGTTTTCATGGAACCTGATCGGACGGATGTTCGCCGGCTGGTACGGAACCTGCCGTCTGTTGGGCCGGACCTGGATCTGCTAGCCGTCGGCCGATAGATGAGAACCCCGCTGCTTGAAGGCAGCGGGGTTCTTCTTATGTTATGCGTTAGGTTACTTATTCGGCGTTGTCGCCAGGAACGGAACCACCTTGTGCAGGAACCGGTCCACCGTCTTCGTGTTGAGCAGCCACTGTGCGCACACCGTGACAAGCCCCCACACAGTCGCCGTGATCGTGTCCGCCAGGTCCGCAGGCAGAGTGATACCCACCTTGGCGCCCCACGCGGCCAACACGCCGATAAGGCTAACCACGAACGTCCGGATAATAGACCGCGCCTTATGCTGAATCTGCGTCGGCACGAGCTCGTCGAAGTGGTAAGCGTTCTTCCTGTTCGGATCCGCCAGGCCGCCATCCCCCTGTGGCAGGCCCCCCGTCTCCACGGTGTGCGCAGCCGCGGAGAACGCCGCTGCCTTCTGCTCGTCCGTCAACGTGGGGGTGTCCAGGTGCTTGGGCCCTGTGGGTGTTTCCTGCGTCGTCACTTAGCGTCGCCCCCACTCTTCACGTCTTTCAGCGTATTCTGGATGTCGTTCAGCTTGTTGATCGTCTCCTCAAGCGCGGCGTGGCTCGCAGCCGGGTAGCCGAAGCCGTACCCCGGCACCGTCAAGTCGGTGGCGATCCTGTTCACCGTCGCCGTCATAGACTCCACGGCCTGCGTCAGGTTAGCCGCAACCTCCTTCAGTTCCGCGATGGAGTTCTGCGTCGCCTGGGGGTAGCCGAAGCCCTGGCTCGGAACCTTGATGTTCTCGTACAGCCAGCTGAGCATGTTGTGCTCGTCGGGTGTCAACTCGTCTCCTTTACTAGTGTTGTCGTCTTGGTTGCTGTCTTGAATATAACGTTTGACGATGATGATCGTCGCCGAGCCCGTCAGGGACCGGTCCGACAGCGAATGCAGTCTCGGGCCTCTGCCCGGTCCGCCGTGCCCCCACGTGTACATGCCCCCGGCATAGAGCTCGACGTGGCTTATCCGCCCCGCGAAAGCACCCGAATGCCAGCCCATGCAAATGATATCCGCCGGCTTCATGTCGCTTAGGGGTAGGTCCCGCCAACTCGTCGCCGACGCCACTGTGTACGCGTCCGGGTCCGACGCTATGTTGAAACTCCGCTCGCCGATCTGGATATTGGCGCACTGCCTGTAGGCCTGCGCTATGGTGCTGGAGCAGTCCCCCCAGCCGTAGCGCTCCGGGTCTTTGCGGCGGTAATCGTTCGTGTAGCCGAAGTCACCGTCGTGCTTCGCCATCCACGCCACAATGGCGTTACGCTGCACATCAGCCTGCGTCATCCGTCTCCTTTCCGTTAATGAGAAGAGCCTTCACCTCAGTATACGGCACGAAAGCAGCCCTGTCGGGCCGGGGACTGTGCGCCGGGATCTTCCGTCGCTTCGCAAAGTCGTAGCCCTCCCCCTGCTCTATGCGCACAGCGGGCGAATCACGGTGGGGCAAGTGAAACTCCACCCACCCCTCATCCACATGGCGCACAGCGAAAGGGTAGCCGCGTATGAGCGGCCCGTCGTTGCCCGGCACGGTGCGCCACGCCGCGTCGATCAGGGACTGCAGCGCATCCAGTTGCGCGTTGAACTCCTCGATCTCGTCGTTCGCATCGCCCCGCGATATCGCCGCCCCGTCCCGCGTCGGAAACGGCGGGTTGAAGCCGCACAGTGACCGGGAGGCCGGCCGATAGCGTTCCTCGAACACCGCGGCGGCCCGGTTGTCCAGAGGCATCTTCCCCGGTTCCCGCTTCGTGTACGCCGTATAGGCGTCCTCCTCTGCATACGTGAAACTCTCTGTTCTGTCGTGGTAGCCCTCTTCCATGCCTAGAACCATACCACCCCCTGAGGCGGGTAGCCCGTCGCGTGCAGGTCCAGCGGGTCGTAGTCAGCCGGGGACGGTCGAAGCTGAGGTCGCTTGGGCGTCGCATGCCACATACTGGTGAATCGCACACGGGCATCCTCCGCATAGAATGCCGGAATGTGCGGGGGCAGCGGCTTTTCTTCGTCGACGACAGTGGTCAGTAGGGAGGATTCCACGAAGATGTGGAACACATTTCTAGCGGGGGCGAGGCGTGCTTTGTTGCCCGCTTCGGAGTTCCGATTGGCCGGAACGATGTCATTTTGCAGGTCGGTCGGGGTCGTCCCCAGCGGATATTCGTGGCAGGCTTTGATGAGGACAGAGTAAGGGTTGACACTCGCTTCGTCTGCGTTGTTGCTCTCCGTGTTGTGCGGCGGGAACTTGCGGGGGTCGGCGTCTGTGTTGGATTTCAAGAAGCGCTGCCCGCCCTTGTACGAGGGGTCTTGCTTCGACACCTCCCAGCCGTTGGGCTTGAGGCATAAGGCGTAGAAGCGGAAGTTGCTGTTGCTAGTCGGGCTAGGGTCGTAGGGGTGCGTCGGATCCGGGCTGAAGCACCACAACAGCCAGCCCACCTCCCACGGGTTAGGGAGGGATTGGGGATTTTGCGGTGTCGGAGGGGTATTGTCCTTGTTGCGCAGTTGGGCTGTGGTGACGATATTCGCCGAGAAGGAATACACCACCTGGAGACGGTTATGGTGTGTCGGGTCCGGGTCTGTAGAGGGTACCGGCACCCGCTCTATCTTGAGCAGGGGCGTGAGGGCCTCGATGGGGGTTGCCAAGCTAGCCGCTGTAGCGCCCAAGGGCTGGTCCAGGTTGGGTTTGGGGGGAGGCGGCGGTGTCAGTAGGAGCGTCGAGTCATAGGGGGGTGTCGGGTTAGGCGTTATCGTCGCCTCGTTGTAGATCTTCCTTATGCGCACAAGGGGGTGCTGAGGGGGCAGTGGGCTTGTCATGCCACGATTTTATCTCGTCGTCGTGTCGGCGCACAGCACACTGGATATCGTCCAATTGGCGCGTGTGCGCATGGACCAGGTCCGTGAGTGTTTGGGTGTTGGACTCTATTCGGTCTATAGCGTCGCGTAAGGAGCTCCCATGGTTGTTTTCCATGTCCTGTTTTACGCTAAGGACCTTTCTATTGGTCTTAAGTGACGTGTAAAGCGTCGCAATAGCGGTTATAAGGGCGCCTAAGCCTACTGCTGGCGCCCCTAGAAGGCGGTCTAAGACGAGTATTATATCGTGCACGGGTCTTATTATAGCGGTCATACTGCAGTATGATGTTCCAGTAATGGAAAATAGCGATTAATATATGCGGTTGGGTCCCCCCATGCAAATCGACCCACCCATCCAAAAATTCCAACTTTTCCCACCAAAAATACAAGTAGCCCCTAGGACGTTAGTCCTAGGGGCTACTTTTCCCACCACTCCAACTTGTATTACTTACCCTACCGTACCGTAGCTTAGAGCTTCCACCATCACACAGACGAACCATCCGCAGTACATCAGTCCAACTATTCCAACCCATATCTTAGTGAGAGTGATTCTCAATAGCGCCTCCCTCCCCGGGCGCCGCCTTCGGCGGCGGCCCGATTCCGTTTCACGTGAAACATCACTACAGTCCGACCGCTCGACGGGCGTCGCCCAGCGTCTCCACTTCCCCGGCGCCGTCGGGCGGCTCGACCTCGCCGAAGGCCGGCCACAGTCGGTCTCGGACTACGCCGCCGTCTCCGGCCCGGACCACCACGCACCCGTCTTCGACGGTGAAGGCCCGCCTCGCTGTGCGCCGCCCCCACGCCACGGCGTCGGCGACGCGATCGCATTCGAGCACGGTCAGCACTCGGGCCAGCGCCTTCGGAGACGCCACCCGGAGGGCGTCCATGCAAGCCTCGGACATCGCCGTGTGCGCGTAGACGCTGCCGCAGTGCTCAAGCACCGCAGTCCGCATCAGGTCCCAGATGCCTTCGGCATCGACGGGATCCTCCGGGTCATCGGCGCCGGCGTCTTCCCGCCAGAGGTCCATCCGCGTCTCGGCGTCGGCGCGGTCCCAGACAGTGGCCACGACGTCGTACTGGATATCGTTCCAGGTCTGTTCGATTTCGGATGCGGCCTCGCAGTATTCGTCGTCTTCGAGATCCCAGTCGGCGTCGAAGAGAAGCTCGATCCCGTCGTTCAGTTCGATGCCCCGCTCGGCGAGGACGTCGATCGCGGCGTCGAGGACGTCTTCATCGGCGACGGCTGTCAGGTAGGGGTAAAGGTGCATCGGAGTTTTCCTTTCTCTCTCGTTCCGATGGTTCCAGTCTAGCGGGCTCTGGGCCCGAAGTCAAGCCCGAGGGCCTGTGGTATATCGCACAGTCAGCACCAGTCGAAGAAGCACTGCAGCGACGTCGGGAGGTGCTCCACGAGGTCCTCGCAGGTGGACATGAGCCCGTAGAAGGCGTCCCAGGCGGCGGCTGCGAAGTCGAGCCAGGTCATCGCTCAAGCCTCCCATCCGCGGTTCTGACGGCGGCTCCGGCGTCGAGCGCGCTGGCGCTCGCGGTCTGCCCGGAGGCTGGCGACGAAGTCCGGGACGTCGATTTCGGGGATGAAGGTAGTGGTGTTCATCAGCTGGTTCCTTTCTCTCGTCTTCGCTGATATCTCTAGTCTAGTGGCTACCGAGCGTCTGCGTCAAGCCCGATGTTTGTGACTTGCCACACAGTCAGGCCCAGCACCGTCGGCTCGTCCCGGATGCCCGCGTAGGCGTCCCAGCGGCCGAGGTCTTCGCCGGCGCCCCAGCCGGCTAGGAGGCCGGCTGCGAGGGCGACGGCGGCCCAGAAACGCCTCACCAGGCCCACCCGCCTACGTCGTCGCGCACACGAAGCTCGACGCCAGTGGTCCGGCGGCAGGTCACCTGGCGGACGGCGTTGGCGGTTTTCCAGGTGTTCATCGGAGTTTTCCTTTCTCTCTCG